GTGGGATCGCAGACGAATGATTATTTTAGTCGCGTTTTACTTGATACCGCCGGTTTGAAAGTTGTTTATCATTTTTCAAACATTATTTTGAATAAAGAAGGTTTGAGCAATTACAGAGAAAAAGTTGTTCTAGAGCATGATGCTAAAGAAATACAGAGAGAGACAGTTGAAAAAAATACTGGGCTCCTTTCTAAGGCGAAAAATTTCTTTATTAAAAACGGCAGATATTTATTTTCTTTAATTCCCGTTTTCTTCTATGGCATCTGCTTACTTGCTGATGGCATTACTACAGCTTTGGCGACCGTTACTGCAGTTAGCATCGCTGGGGGTGTGAGTTTAATAGTCCTTCATGAAAATAAAAAGATTGAAGAGTTGAAGCTCGAGGAAAAATGGATTTTTGACGTGAGGAAGAAGCTCTATGAGTTTTCGCATTCTGCAGACTCTTTCCTTGATCAGTGCGTTAGGAGGACGAGGGAGTGTGTGGATCTTCCAGAAATGCTTAGCATGGATGATGAAAAAAACATGCACGAAGAGTTGATCAAGCATAGGGAACATATTAAGTATGTTCTTGATGAATGCGTTTTAGATAACCCTCTGGCTGATAGGATGGGGAACAGCCTAACCGAAGTAGGGCTGATGCTGAGATCATTTCCTCGCGGTGAAAACGAATATAAATTTACCGTTATGTTTAGCACGATACTTCAAAACAGTATTTTCTTGATCTGTCATACTAACACTAAGCGTATTGGTCATCCTTTTGCATATTTTAGCTTCCTTCGCGCTAGAGGGGTCCCCGAGCTAGTAAATGGTGTTAATGTCTTTCTTGATGCTGAGCTGAGAAGAAGTAAAAAAGGAAGTTCTTCGCTTAGGCGAAATATAAAAGCGTGCTATGCATTCTCTGTCTCTTGTGCTTTGAGTTTCGCTATCTATGTAGTGGTGAAAGCCCTGCTGGATGATGGAGGCGCTATCTTTTATAGCCATTCCACGTGGCTTTAACTCATTTTTTTGGTCCGGGCCATTTTACAAGCGGCACACTCAAGTCGTAGATATCTAGCATAGCTGCAGATCTATGGCCGCTGGCCTCTTGCTTGTCGTGACGGGTGCCCTGGGTGTCGGTGATGCCACGTCGCTTCAGGTCGTGTAGACCGAATCGCTCTTCTGTTGTGAGCACCTCTTCCTCGATGGCCATCTTGATGAGCCGCTGCCAGGCGGTGTCCAGGCTCGACTTCCGCAACTCTCCACCATCGGCGGCCACGATGAGTGGGCGTCGAGTTGGGGTAACGGGTACTGCGGTGTTGCGGGCTCGCCAGATTCTCGCTCTCAACTCGCTTGCGGCCTGCCATGCAGCTCGCAGCCTTGGATACCAGCGCACGACATTGTCTCGAGATCCCTTTCGACGATTGGTCATGACCCCTTCGGTGATGGCGTTGGCGTCGGTCAGGGTGACGATCTCGATGCCGCGCAGCCGGCAGATGTAAGCCAGCTCCATGACGATCCACAGATAGGGCGCGCAGGCGCCTTTCTCCCCACGGCTGCGCTGGCCGCGCTCCCGCGCAAAATCCGTCAGTCGGGCGATGGTATCGAGTTCAGGCAGGCGGCGCAGGCGGCGTTCCTTAGCCGCTTCCACCCCCTGGGCGGGGTTGCTGTCGCAGTATCCGCGGTTGATGCCCCAACGGAACAGACGGCGTAGGTAGCGCAACAGATGATTGGCCTTGGCCGGCGTGCCCTCGGCGGCGATCTTGTCGACGATGCGCTGGACCAGGGCCGGCTTGAAATGGCGAGTGGCCACGTCGCCCAGTGGCTTGCCCAGTTTGGTCGGCAAGGTCAGCGCTAAGTCTCGGCAGTAGTTGTAGTCCTTGCGTGTCTTGGGCTCGAGGTTCTTGTACTGGGCCGACTGATGAAACTGGTCCGCCAGATAGCGCAGCGTGTCCCGGTCGATGCCCTGTCGCTGCTCCATGATGCGATGGAGCTCTGACAGGGTCGCTTGGGAGTCCGCAACGTTGTTCCGTCTTAGTTTTCCCGCTTCATCACGGTATTGGATGTACCATCTGCCTCTTCCACGAGCATCGAAGTAGATTCCGACAGGAAGTCTGGCTTGATCGATGTGGGGCGGAATTGCCGCATTGTAGCGGCGCTTCGGGCCCGGCTTGATGCTCTTGTTCATATGATCTGCCTAGGGTCGATGTCGTCATCGTTGGCCTGCTGCACGAATCCTCCGGCCTGGTTGATCAGGTCGATGGTGGTCCAGGGGCCAGAGCGCCCATTGAATACCCTTACCCCTTGCTCACGCAGGCAGCGCGCCACATCGCCGGGGCGCTGGTAGCCGGTGATCTGTTTTAAGTCCTCACAGGACAGCACAACCTGGTGACTCATGACGTCCTCCTGTTTCTGCCACGCCAGTGATTGAAACGGTTACGGATGATGCGGAACTGACGTGCTGCCTGAGGGCGGTGGTCCAGCATGGCACGGCTGTCGATCTGGCAAGCTCGGCACAGCCAATCCCTCGCGTCCTGTTCAGTGTGGGTGCCGTCTGGTACATCGGCACCGAACCGAGCCCGGGCGCGGCGATCCAGGTAGAGCCGAAAGGCTGTGTCCTGGCAAAGCATCGCCGCAGCTTTGGCCATTGGTCCGCCTCTATTTGTGCTCATGATTCGTCCTTATCCGCTTGATCTGCGTTCCGCTTTGGATCGAAGAGGTTGAGGGTTTCGCGACTGAGCTTCCACGCTTCCCAGGCCAACACCAGGTTCATGCCAACGGCGATCACGGCGATAGTGATCAGTATGGAGTCGGGACTCATGTCGTCTCTCCCAGCTCGTCCAGGCTTGTGCGCAAGTCGACTGACGGGATGATAACTTCGGGCTTGAAGGTGACGCGGTAGCGGTAGGTGCTGACGTCCGCCGCATCCAACTGCTCCGCGAAGTAAGTGACGTTGTCGCTGAGCCCCAGGAAGTGCTTCTTGTAGCTGCTCGGCCCGGTCTTGCAGGTCAGCTCCAGCTGGTTGCCCTGGTCGGTGATGGAGCAGCGCCCTGTGACCTCGAGGATGTACTGGTTGGTGATGCCGTTGTAGAACACCACCCGGCGCTCGATCTCAAAGTTGTCGGCGGCCTTGCTGAGGTTGCGGCTAGCGACGCGAACATCGTCGGAACAACCTGCGATACTGACAGCGGCAGCAATAGCCAGGACTGACATGGCCTTCTTCACGGTTCCTGCGTTAACAGACATGGTCACTTCCCCTTGTACAGTGCGTTGTACAGCGCTTGGCGCATCGCTTCGGCTTGTAGCCGGTGCTCAATCTGGCTGGCTGCTGACTTGAGCACGGCTATCTGATTGAGCTCATCGGGCACCGTGAGTCTCGCGGCCTTGAGCAGGTCCGCCACGGCATCGGCCATCTGGCGCTCATCCATCGGGTTGCTATCGAACATGACGGCTCTTCATCTCGCTGATCTGCTGGCACTCGATACAGGTGGTGGCCCAGGGGGCGGCCTGTCGGCGGGCTTCGGGGATATCGTCCCCGCATTCCTGGCATTCGAGCGGTGTGGCCCAGTCGATGCCGATCCAGGTACGGCGCTTGGCCAGGGCGCCCTCGAGGTAGCGCTCTTGGATCTCGGTGGCGATGTCGGCGTTGTCAGCCATTGACGAGCTCCTTCTCGGGGATGGCGGGGGTGAAGCCGAGGCGATAGCCCCGGCGCCAAAGGTTGAACCAAAGCAGCCAGGCAACTGCCGCGCTCACAGGCCGACCGGCTCGCCGTGAAGCGAAGAGCTGCATGGCCCTGCGCTGGCTGGTGGAGGTGCTGTAGGGATCAGCGCGACCGAGTGGGTCGAGCACCATGTAGAGGCGATCATTCATGGATGCGCTCCTGGATGGCCTGGCCATCGCGGTAGGAGCAACGGTGCTTTTTGAGGGCGCGGCGCAGTTCTTCCTCGCTGTCGAAGCTGACGACCATGGCGAAGCGGTGACGGACCCGACCGCTGCCTTCGGTGAGTACCGCTAGCTCGCCGGCGTCCTGCAGGATCCCGCGAGGGGCCTTGTGATCCACTTGATGGGTGCGCATGTTGTTCTCCTCGTGACAGCGGCTCATTGCAGTTCCGGCGGGAAATACTCTTCCCACTCAGGCTCAGGAGCCGGGATGTATTGCCCGCGCTCGGCGAGGACGCGCCGTGCTGTCGGGTCGTGCTGAGCGAGCCGCAGGGCCGCAGCTCTGGCATATCTCGCTTCGATGTCGGCGGACTCCATCTCCGCGCGCTGGACTTCACTGGCTCGCCACTCCTTAAAGCGCTCGAGTTGCTCGGCCAGGACCTCCGGAGGGGGAATGCGGGGGGTGGCATCCACCCCCGTACAGTTATTGACACAAGTCCAAGCGTCGTCGGCTTCGCCGCCTCCGAACCGCCCCGCCGCACGCTGGTTGCGGGAGCGAATCTCCCACTGGTACAGGCGAGTGAGGTATTCGGAGGCATCGCCCCGGCCATCCTTGACCACCAGGCCAACGGTAGCCTTGACCGTCTCGCCATAGCGGCCGCGCATCTCAATGCCGGTGTTGACCTCGCCGGTGGCGTGGCTGAATTCTTCCCGACCGGTATCCATGCGGGTGACGATCCAGGGCTTGATGGGCTGGTCAATGCGGGGGCAGTTGGGCCCGCCCATCAGGCGCAGGAAAAGGTCCCACTGGCCGGCGTTGGCTGCCTTGCGGATATCGTGCAGACGCCTGGCGGCTTTCGGTATCGGACGGGTAGCCTCTTCCCACAGTCGGAGCTGCTCGGCTTGGCGTTCGTTGAGGCGGCGAACTTCTCGCCAGACGGTGACTGAGGGCAGGCCAACGAACTGGAACTGTCGAATGCCCCAGACGGCAGCCCAGGCTTCGATACGTGGTGCGCTGGAGGTCATCTCCTGGCCGTAGCAGTCGGCGTCCATGAACTGCTGACCGTTGATGTTCTTGCTGATGTACTTGGCAACGTAGCCAGCGGCGGTACCCCGGCTGTGGTCGATCTTGACCGCCTTGAAGCGGGCACTTGTCTTCTGGCCACGGCGGTCGATGAGTTCCTCAGGGGACTCGGCTTCGGCGTACTCCCTGAGCACCTCGGTAACCCGGCGTTCCGCCTCTGGCTTCATCCACAGCAGCAGATGCCAATGCGGTGTGCCGTCGTGATGGGGCTCGACCACGCGAATGCCGTAGACCGCCAGCTTCTCCCTGGCGAGTTTCGCCCGTGCCTTGGCCCATACCTGCTGCAGGTGCTGTTGTGCTTCACGCGGTGTGCTGCCGTCGTAACGGCGATTGCGGCGGCAGTGGCGAGAATGCACCGGGTGAAAGCGCGACGGCGTGGTCAGGGTGTAGAACATTCCCAGGTGGCCCAAGCGGCGCGATTCGACCTCGGTATCGCGGATACGCAGCATCAGCTCTGCACGACGGTGGTCGGCGTTGGCCAGGCCTAACTCTGCCAATTCGGCCAGGGTGTAGGTCTGGCCGTCCTGATTGATGGCCTCAAGGGTTTCCAGCAGTGCCCGGTTGCGGGTCTTCTGCTGGTGGCGGCGCTCTAGGGTCAGGTTGCTGCAGTAGATGCCGGCCCGCTTGTGAACTCGGTGGGCTTCGCGCTGGACCTGCTCGAGGCGGCGCCCACAGATCCGCCGGAGCTGGCGACGCCACCACAGGCCATCGCACAGCCTGGCCATCTGGCGCTCTCCACTCCAGCTCAGAGGAGGTGGCGCGATGCCGTGCAGGCGGGCACGCTTGCGCGCACTGACGAGTGCCATCTCTGTGGCCACGCCCAGGCTCATAGGCGGCTGGTAGGTAAAGCGGAACACGGCCAGCAAGGGCACGCAGCGGTCCGGAGCGGTCAGCGGATTGCGGGAGTCGGCGACATGGTCCTGCCACTGGCGCATGCGCTTGGACAGCGGACCTTGCAGCTCACAAGGTGGCACGGGCACAGGAAGCAGACCGTTGTGCCGACGGCGGTTGTAGACGGAGATGTTGCCGATGAACTGGTCGCGGTCCTTTTCGATGGCTCGAGCTTGAGTCTCGGCGTAGGTCACCAGGACGTCATCGTCGTGGGTGGCGTTGAGCGAGCCCACGACCAGGCGCCGCTCAACCTCGACCAGCCAGGCGGTGGCCGCACGGATGCCCTCTATGGTGGTTTTCTCACGCTGTTTGATCGCGGCGGCGCCGCGCTCAAGGTCCGAGGCGATGGGACGAAAGCGCTCCAGAATACGAGAGGGCTCTACCAGGTCGCCGGCCTGGCGACGTAGCCAGCGGTTGCCCGCGGCGTTGCCGTGACGTTTGGCAACGTGCAGGAACCCACGCGCCAGATCCTCGGCCAGGCTGGGCAAACGGCCAAAGAACTCAGCGTCCCGCCAGCGATGGCAATCCGCCGTGCCGTACTCCAGGGTTTGATCGACAGCGCTCATTGCGTGTCGGCTCCGTTGGTTTTGGCGGCAATCTCGCCCTCGATTTCGTTGATGAGCGCCCAGACTCGACGGCGAGCATCACGGCACCAGCGCTCACTTTCGGTGTCCCCCATCTCTTCAAAATCACGCATGCCCCGGTACAGATGCGCTGTGACGGACTGCAACGACTCGATGGTCTGCTCCTTGTGGTCAATCGCCGTCATCACATCACCCCTCGCTCAATCATCGACACCCAGTGCATGGCGGCTTTGATATCGCCATCCGTTAATGCCTCTCTGGCGTGGCTGGCCAGCTCCTGGCTGGGGTGAGGGCGCTCACCTTGCAGACGGTCGCGCAGCTGGTTGGCGTAGCGACTCATGCGGTGAATGGCTGCGCGGATGGCCTCACGGCTGGCCTTTGGCATGTCCGCCACGTGCCGGCGGCTATCCCGCTCTCGGTGCGGGAAGTTGGCGCTGGCCATCAGTGCCTTGCGCTCTGGGTGCGTGAGCTCATCCCACAGCACGACCAGGTCGTGGTCGGCGCAGCGCTGGTGCAGCTCGGCGCGCAGCGCGCCCCAGTTGCCACGGTCGGGAGCGACTGGGGAGGGCTGGCGGGACGTCGGTAACGGATGAACGGAGGCGGACATGGCGGCAACCTCTGGTGGCTCAGGGGAAGGTGTCAGTGCTCGAGGACGACGGGCTGCCGCGAGCTGTGCTCGATGACGGCTGCGCCACCTTCCTGGCGTGCCCGGTAGAGCAGACGCAACAGATCGCTGACGGTGAAGGCAGTAGAGCGGCCATCGCCGGAACGAAGCACGACCAGGTGCGAGGTGGTGGCGTCCACATCGATACGCGCTTTCTGGTTGACGCTTTCGATCTCGGCATAGGCCTGCAGAGCGGCGGTCTCGGCAGCGTGCTCGGGCATACCGTGATCGTTGACCAGGTGGTCGATGCAGTTGCCGAGTGCGGTGACGCGGTTGTGCCAGCGGTCCCTGAACAGTTGAGCGGTGGCGATATTGGTGGCATCCAGCTGGGGAATGCTGAATTTCGGGCGCAGTTGGCTAACGGTGGCCACGGCGAGCCTCCTTGAATCGGTGATTTTCGTGGGGTTTGTGGTCAGCTGATCTCTGGCATCAACTGGGCTAGTAGCCCTGGCGAGATCGGTATTCTTACGCCGGGGGCCGGCTGACTGCTGGGAGACAGGGTGTAGGTGATTTCCAGTCCCGCCTTGCCTCGCCAGCCACACTCGTCATTGGTACAGACGAGGTACAGCTCGCGGCAGACCGGACTGATCTGACTCGACGTCCGGATGCGCGCATAGCTCTGACAATGCGGGCAGACCACACGCATGAATCCGCTCACCGTCGCCCTCCTTTCACGTCGTAGAGCGCTCGTCCGCGCCCTGTCAGGCTCTGGGTGCCCTTGCGCAGACGACGGCGCAGCAGCCACTCGGCGGCTTGGTCGAGGGTTTCCAGTCCCTCTCGCTCGCGAACCGCGGCGATGGCTTCTTCGAGTTCCTCGTCGAGGCTCAGGCGAAGTTTCGTCATGGGGCGGGGGCTCCTTGAGGACCTTTTGTGCACCTATCGCTTACTGCGTGCGATGGGCGACATTGGGCGTGAGGATGTCGCTGACGCCGAGTGTTTCCAGCGCTTCCTTGAGGACCAGTTGCCGGAGCAGAGTGGCTTTGGAAATGCCGGTGTAGTCGACAAGGGCGTCAATCACCTTGGCTTCGTACTCATCGAGGTTGATGGCGGCGTAGCGGGAGCGAATCCGACGTGTGTCCTGGTGCATGGCAGCGATTCCTTGGCGGCTTAGGCGTTAACGGGGTGTCCACCGCCAGAAGCGGCAATGCCCCGCAGGTAGAACAGACGAAGGGTGGCGGACTTGGTGCGAGACTCCTGGCGTGCAAGTGTTTCCAGCTGCTCACGCTCGTCTTCAGTGAGTAGTGCCGTAACGGGATGTGAGCACCCTGAGGGTGATCGATTCACGGTAGCTGCGGTGTTCAAGGAGGTGTTCATGCGCTAATGTTCCTATCAACAGTTCTGAACAGTTACGAACGTGCAGGTGTCACGAATGTTCATGCTCGTTTGTTCCTATGTGCTCAAAACATATTGCACGTTTGTGCATGTGTCAAAACTTTTTTGGGGTCCTCGTGACGTTTCATGAACGATTGAGAGCAGAGCGACTGAGGCTAAAGCTGTCCCAAGAGCGCTTTGCTCAGCTGGCCGGCGTGTCCAATCGCTCACAGGCCAACTACGAAAATGGTGATCGAAAGCCCCAGGTCGACTACCTGGAGGCTCTTGAAGCGGCGGGGGTCGATACCTTTTTCGTCGTCACTGGCCGGCGCCAGGCCGAGGCAAACGATGAAACAGGCAGTGGCAAGGTGCAGGATCCCCAAGGTCCGGATACCTGTCGTTTCGTCTCAGGTATCAGCACTGCTGATACTTCAGGCCTCTGCGCTCTGCCGATGTACGACATCGAGGCGGCGGCGGGCGATGGACGAGCGCTGGAAGCGGAAGAGATCGAGACCACTCTCTACTTCCCCAGTGAGCAGCTGGCCGCCCAGGGGCTGGACCCCGACCATGTGGTCGGGGTGAAGGTGCGAGGTGACAGTATGGAAACTACGCTGACGGATGGTGATTGGGTGCTGATCGATCGCAAGGATCGGCCGGATCGTCCGGAAGGGGTATTTCTGCTGCTGGTGGAAGGCGAGCGTCGCATCAAGCGGGTGCAGCGCGTGGCCGGTGGCGCCTGGGTGCTGATCAGTGACAACGGCCATTACCAGGCCGAGATGATCCCGCCCGAGAAGGTCGGCAATGTCGCGGTGTTGGGGCGTTGCGTTGTCAGGATCGGACGGATTTCTTGAAAAAATGCGGCTGGGGCTGCCTAACAAAGCTACTCGGGAAAGGGTGGTACGTAAGGGGGTTAGGGGAATGAAAGCACTATTTTTCGCTGTGTTGTTATCGCTGGCCACAGTTCCAGCGATTGCCGCTGACTGGTATGAAAATGGTTCGCTTCATGGGGAGTCTGCTCTGGTATGGCAGGAGGCTAGCGATGCCAATAGGCTTGCCACCGCTGGTGACCTCATAGCGTCATCTTTTCAGAATGACATGCTCATCCCTGAGATATCATCTCGTATCCGGAGCGTCGATGATATTCGCCCGCTGGCGGAGGAGTTGGTCAATCAACTGGATGCGGCGTTCGAGCCTGTAGATGACCCTTCCCAGAATCGCCAGATTTACGCGAATCAAAAGGTTAACGAGACAGCGGCGATGTTGATGATCATGATGGGTTGGGTTGACTTAGGCTGAAGGATAGAAGAGGCCGTCATGAGAGCGCTGTTACTGGTTTTTGGTCTGTTCATTACCCCCCTGGCATTGGGGAAATATCTACCTCGGTACGATCCTGAAGCGTATTGCCAAGCGGATACAGATAGTCCGTCACTCTACAACCTTTGCATAGAGGATGAGCAGGGTTATTACAACGATCTACGTCAGGGTTGGAACGATGTTCCTGACGATATCAAGAGCTACTGTATTGAAGATAGCCGCGACGGCATAGGCTTGCCCAGCTACTCAATGCTGGAGTTGTGTGTCTCCGATGAAGTTGAGGCAGCCAACAACGTAAGTACTTTCAGCTTCGACTGAGCATTTCTTATGCGAGTGAACTACCTTGGCCCGGCGATTCCTGGGCTTACCAATCCCTGCGTTTCTACTTTGGGCATCAAGGATATATCGCCCCGGTGCTACCTGGTCGAGGTGTCGGACGAAGCCGGTATTGATGGTGAGATCATGGAGGGCGATGTGCTGGTAGTGGACGAGTCCGCGCCGCTACAGCACGGTGACTTGGCGATTCTGGAGGTTGAACGGCAGTTACGACTGTTTCACAGCCACCGCATTGGTGGGTCTTGTTATATGAGAGAAGTTGGAGGCGGCGACGAGATGTTCGCGAAGGTCAGGGATTTTCGGGGGGTGGTGGTTTATAAAAATAGAATTTTATGTTAAAGGTGTTTGTTGTTTATGACCCCGCCGCTCCCACCCCCTCTCTAAGGTTAAAGTCCGTTCGATTCGGTTGTCAACTAATGTTCAATCCAACTTTCAAGTTTCAAAGTTTTACTGCATAGCTTTACATTGTTTTCTATTTTCTCCAGTTCTTTTTCTAATGTGTCAATTCCTTCGCTTATATCAGTTATAAGTTGATAGTTTGCTCTGTATAGCATTAAAAAAAGTCGAACGCCGAAATGATATGATGTGTCATCTGGATCAGCATTAGAGTAAATGCTTCTGTCAAATGTCATAATCCAACTGGTGTCGCTTTCATCATGTGCATGAAGATCATCATATGTCCATTCACAGTTGTTGTACTGTAGATTGTTTCTGTTCTGGGCAAATTCTTCTGCAGCGAGACCACCGCAAAAGGATAGAAATTCTCCATCGAGAGGTGAGCTTGAGGTTTCATGAAGCCCCTTTTTCAATAAATCCCAGACATGGAGGTGCCCTATTGGGCAGCTACATTGATAGACCGTTGCAGTAGAATTTCCATTTCCCGACATGTCTAAAAGCCAGTTAGAGCCATTTGTTTTCGTAGAAGTGACCCAAAGCCCTAAAAGCATGCTTAATGATTTTGCTAGAAAATATGAAGCTGTGTAGGCTGTTATTTCAGGATATGTAGTGTCACTTCTCTCCAGGTCTCGGTTAAAACTCCTCAGAAGGGCCCCAGATTTGTGAGTAAGAAAAATTGCTTCTCTTAGTGCTGTGGTTCTTAGATGTCCTGATGTCAGTGTAATTGTGTTTTTTTTGTTTTTTGTAGGTAAAAGAATTGAACTATTCGCTGCCACTATTTCTTTGAGTGAGCTGTTTGGAGGATAGCCGATATCGCTGTAGTCAGTGAAGGCAGCCCGCCACTCATGTCGCAGCAAGCCCCAGTCTCTAGCCATAATCGAGTTTTTTACATATTTGGGCAGCATGTTATGATAACCTCAAGCTGCCTTCTTGTGAATGCTTGTCACTCCATGCGGCTTTGAGTGTTGTCTCAAAGTCTCTGCCTGCTTGTTTCTCCGCCTGCGTTCCGGTTCCGACTCTGTCCCAGTCAGAGAAGCTAAAATCTGATACTTTATCTAGAACTTTCTCAATGTCTTTAACCCTGAAGGCTTGTTCCTGCTTCAAGACCAATGAAAATACTGGGTAGAGAGCATTCATCATGGCACCAAAACCAAGTGTTTGAAAAAATCTCTTTTTGCTTAGACTGAACTCATTCGGGTAAACGCTTTTTAGAGCTTTGTAGTAGTTGTCGATGATAAGGGTAACTTCCTTCTGTGAGTAAGTGCTAAAAAGACCTTTCTCGTCGGCAACTAAGGGGTATACTTTGCGAACAAAGTTGTTGAGCGATATTTCACCTTTCTTTGGAGAGGTGACTACCACAATCCTTTCATAGAAAGGTGACTCCGGGTCTTTTCGCAGCACGTCTGCTATAGCTGCTGCCTTTTCTTTTGCTATATCAGTGCTCGATTTTACAGGTAGTTGCTTGAGCAAATCATAGTAGAGAGAAGTGGGGACGCCTTTGGCTTCTCTATTGATTGTTACAAACTGCTGAATTTGCTCCTCTAGACTTAAGTCAAGGAATGCAACAACCGGAAGCTGAATGTCCATGTCTTCTGCACTGGCTAGATCTGCACCACGTAGCCGGTGCTGCCCATCGATGACCCATCCGGCATCTGGTATATTTTCAATCGTTAAGAGTTGCGTTTTTTCATCGAATTTAGCTTTGTCTTTCTTAAAAGATATGATTATTGCCGGGGCAATAGCATTTCCTTTGATGATATATCGCTTTATGTCTGTTGCTCTTGAGTTCGATAGGGCTCGCTGATAACCGTCATCTTTGTCTTCAGTTTTTTCGTTAATCTCACAAATATTCCATAGTTCATCTGCAGACATGGAAAAAGTGTATAAATTGGTTTTTCCTTGGGATATTTTAATTGCGGGTATTGAGATTTCGCATTTTTTCATAGTGCTAGTTCCTGCTTTTCGTTGATGATTATCGGATCTCTCGCTACTGCTCCCGCTTTTCTCGGGTCAAAAACGGGTTTCTCTATATCTCTATACTTTAGGAGTCCTTTTTCTGCTAGTTCGAGTCTTTCTTGAGCTTTATCATAGTATTTCTTATCTAGCTCTATTCCTATAAAGTTTCTACCTTCGAGCATTGCGGCTGCTCCTGTACTCCCTACTCCCATGAAGGGATCAAACACCTTCCCTTTTTCAGGGCTTAGTGCGCGAATTATCCTTTGCGCCAAACCAATTGGAAACTGGCACGGGTGAATCGTTTTTTCTATATGATTTGCTTTAACATTTGGAATTGACCAAATGTCTCCTGGGTTTTTTCCCAGTGGATTGCAACTGTACTGTCCTTTTTTTGAGCCCCGATAATGCTTTTTTCCTGGGTATTTTTGTTTGACTCTTACAGCATCAAGGTCAAAATAGTAGTCGTTTCCTTTTGTGAACCAGAGTATCGTCTCGTGTCTACCGCTAAAGCGGTTACGGCAGTTAGCACCATGCTCGAAGTGCCAAACAATTCTATTTCTTAAGCGAGCATCAGGGCAGAGACGCTTAAATATTTCGTATACGATGAAGTCCAAAGGTATAACTTCCCCTTTGGTGACATGATGTCCTACTTGCCAACATATGGAGCCCCCTGGCTTTGTTTTTTTGTAAACTTCTTCAATAATTGGTTCATTTATTTCTTTGAAACCTTCTATTGTAGTGTGTACGTCGTAGGCTTTTCCTATGCAATAGGGTGGCGAAGTCAGGGTTAAATCCAATGACTCTTCGCCTATATTGTTGATGACTTTCGTACAATCGTCATTATAAATAAAATAACTCATTAATTTTTCCTAACATACCTCTTGATACACAAGTGTAGCATTTTGCGCAAGCTAAGATCCATGGCTTTAGTTTCGGCAGAATTCTATCTAGAAAAATGCTTTTAAAACAAGGTTTTGGTGGTTGTTCCTACCTCCTTGGTTGGCGGGCGCTTACCTGGATCGGTTGTTTTTTCGTTTGTACTAGCCCCCGATGGTGGGAACGGTGAGCGGCGTAGCTGGCATATCCTTCTCGTCGTTCTCCTTGTTCCCCTAGTGTCAAATATGTACGACAAGCGCTGTCGCTGAGGTCGTGCCGTACCTCGGTGATCAGCCAGGCGGTCTCTTCGATCTCTCGCTTCCAGCCAATAAGCCGCACCGGTGTCTCTGGCCAAAGGTCGGGGCGGCCTTCGGCCAGGTCAAGCGTGAACTCGGCGCCGCCGCGCTCCAGCCGCTGCATCTCGCTTTGGGCAGCAGTGAGGGCGTCGTCTTCGCTGGCGTAGGTGGGGCGAAGGCGCTTCAGGTTGTCGGTGTCGCCGGCGATAACTTCCTTTCGTTCGGCGTGCGCAGTGTCGTTCCAGTAGGCCAGCACGCCGGTGAAGGCGTCGCGGTCGGTGACCACGTAGCGGTGGCGGTCGCCTACTTGGCGATACAGGTCGATAGGCGGAATCTCGGTGCCACCGGCGGTGGTGGCCTGGCCAGCGTGGATGAACAGTAGATTGCCGGCTTTCACGGTGGCGATGGCGTCGTAGCGCTCGGCGAGGCGGGTCAGGAAGTGCAGGTCGCTTTCGTCGGTCTGATCGATGTGACCGACGCGGATCCCACTGAGGCCGTCGCTGATCCTCGGCTCCAGTTCGTGGCGCTTGGCGATGGTTGTAATGATGTCGCGCAGCACCAGGTTATCCCAGCTCTGGGAGCGCTTGCCCGGTAGACCCTGGCGCATGTCGGCGGAGCGTGCGCGGATGGTCATCAGGTCTGGGGCGCCGCTGTGCTCCACCTCATCGACGATGTAGATGCCTCGGTCGATTAGCGGCTCGCCTTTCCAACCCATGGCCAGGTGCAGCTCCGCGCCACGCGGCGGCAGGGCGAGGCGCCCATCGTGGTCGTTGAGGGTAATGTCGAGCTGGTCGGCTTCGAGTCCGCGGCGGTCGGTGAGCGACAATCGCTGTAGGCGTGCGTCCAACTCCGGACTGATCACCTGCCCCTGGAGCGTCAGGCGGTAGTCTGGTGTCCGTGCCGGGCGCCCGGGCTGTAGCAGCGAAGAGCCAAGAAGTTGGATCATGCCAGGACCCCGTTGAGTCCGGTCACCAGCGCTCGGATGAGTGCGTTGCTGGCTAGTCGGTTGGTGGCATCTTCATCGATGCGTTGGAGGGTCAAGTCAAAGTCGATCTTCTGGGCGGCGCCATCGCGAAAGAAGGCGCTCTTGCGCTCGTTGAGGCTTTCGATCACGAACAGACCGTAGACGCTGCCACTGCCCTCTATCAGCGGCCAGGCGCCGCCGGCGTTGGCCATCTGGCGTAGCTGGTCGAGATTCTGCTGGCCACCGGTGAACTGAGGCAGCAGGGTGCCGGTCAGTGTGATGCTATCTCCGTCAGGCCCCAGAAACTGACGAGAGGGCCGGCGCCCGACTCGGCCCTGAGGCGCATGACGCCAGGCCGTCTGGCGTTGCAGTTCCTGGTAGGCAGCGGTGGAAAGGCCAAAGACGAAGAGACCGTAGGCCATCATCATGCGGGTGTTCCTCCCTGGTGGGCTGGCTGGACGTCAGTCGATGTCATGGAAGGCGGAGCGTTGGCGGGCGCTGGCGTCCCGGCTGGCCTCGTCCAGGGCGCGGCGAACTTCGCTGGCCACGTAGCGGGCCAGGGCCTGCTCATCCATGCCCGGCGCCGGCTGCACGCTGATGTTGATGCCACCCTGGATGATCACGCCGCCACCAGCGCTGGTGGCTGATAGCGGCGGGCGGGTGTCGATGGGAATATCGGCTGTGGCCACGGTCGGCAGCGTGGCCGCGCCCAGGGCCAGGCCTGCGCCGGCCTGACGCAGTCGCTGGCTGAAGGCGGTGACCTGGCCCAACGTTGATCCCTCCTTTTGGGATAGGCCCTGTTGGTAGCCTTCCAGGGTGTTACGCCCAAAGCCCGCGAATACTCGGGAAGGCGAGTTGATACCCAGGGCCTCCTTGAACCAGTCGGTAACACCGTCGGAGAGACTGCCCACTTTCTCCTTCAGGGCCTGCCACTTGGCATCGATCCCTGCTATCAACCCGTCAATGATTGCCTGGCCAGCCGCCTCCATCCGCTCGGGGACTGTCTCGAGGTAGGCCATGACCTCGTCCCATTTGCCTTGAATGAGGCCGCTAAGGTTCCAGCTACGCAGCGTCGTGGCCACCGCATCGATGGCGTTGCCGGGGGCGTCCTGAAACCACTGCCACAGTTCGGCGCCGCTGGCCCTGATGGCGTCCCAGTGCTGGAGGATCAGGCCGGGTAGTGTCCAGCTGGTGAAGCCGGCGATGATCAGGTCGCGTGCGGAGGCAGCCGTAGCCTTCAGCCACTCCCAGAAGTCGCCGGCGGTGGTCTTGATACCTTCCCAGAGTGCAGCGAACTTGGGGCCGAGGGTGTCCCAGTTCTGCCAGATCAGCAGGGCACCAGCGGCGATCAGACCGATGATGGCGAGGATCGGGTTGGCCATGGCGGCGGCACCGAGCATGCGTAGAGCGCCGATCAGGGTGGGAATGGCGCGGGCCGCAAGGGCGCCCAGCACACGGGTGAAGGCGCCGCCTTTCAGTCCCAGCATCTGCAGGCCGTAGCGGGTCAGTACCATGGGGCCGAGCAGGGCGCCCAGGGCAAGGGTCAGGGCACCACCCACGGCGACCAGGCCGGCGACAGCGGCAGCTGCGGTGGCGAGCTGAGCGGTCAGCTCGGGGTTGGCCTTCATCCAGTCGCCCACGGCCCGGGTGATACGGGTGACGTTCTGGATCAGATCTCGCAGCGGTCCCTCGTTGGTGTCGGTGAGGGTGATGCCGACCTCTTTCCAGGCGCTGTTGAGGCCCTGCAGGTCGCCTTTGATGTTGTCGGCCATGACCTTAGCGACACGGGCATTCTCGCCGGCGGCCTGGTCCAGGGTGGCCACGAAAGCCTCGATGCCGGCGGCGCCCTGCTGGTTGATCAGTTCCGCCATGCCGGCGGCGGGTTCCTCGCCGAAGATGTCCTTGAGGTAGGCTAGCCGATCCGCGCTGCCGAGTGTATCTGTCGCCTTGGCCACGTCGGCGAGGATCTCGGGCACGTTACGCAGGTTGCCCTCTGCGTCCTTGGCATTGACGCCGAGTGTCGCTAAGGCGTCGGAGGCCGCTCCGGTGGGGGCCGACAGGCGCAGCATCATGGCGCGAAGCGTGGTGCCGGCCTGGCTGCCCTGGATGCCGACGTTGCCGAGCAGGCCGGCCATGGCGGCGGACTCTTCCAGCGACAGTCCCATCTCACGCGCCACCGGCGCCACGTATTTCATCGACTCGCCCAGCATCTCCAGGTCGACGTTGGCCCGGGTGGTGGTGGCGGTGATGACATCCGCCAGGCGCGTCATCTCGGCAGGGTCGAGCCCGAAGCCTGACAGCAGGTTGGAACTGATATCCGCGGTGCGCCCGAGATACGCGCCCTGGGCCTTGGCGAGATCCAGCATTGAGGGCATGGCGGCGATGATGGCATCGGGATCGAAGCCCGCCATGCCAAGAAAGCCCTGGGCCTCTGCGGCCTGGGTGGCGCTGAAGGAGGTCGATGAACCGAGCTCGCGGGCCTGGTCCTGGAGCGCCTGAAAGCGCGGGTCATTCTTGTCGAGGCGCGTTAGGGCCTGGACGCGGGACATGGCGGCGCCATAGTCGACACCAGGTGCCAGCAGTCGGGCGCCGCCGTAGAGTGATGCGCCGCCGGTGGCTAGGCCACCGGCACCGGTGCCCATCAGGCGTCCGGCCCGGCCCATGCCCCGGTGAAACTGACGGGCCGCGTCGGCAGCCTGGCGTTGCTTGCGGGCGACCTCGCCCAGCTCCTGCTGTTGTCGCTGCAACTGTTCGTTGGCGTCACGAATGCGCCGACTCAGCGCCTGCTGCTGGTCGCCCAGCTTGCCGGTCACGCCGTCGACGCGGGTCATGTGGGTGCGCAGGTACTGAAGCTGCTGTTGCTCCGCCTGATACTGCTCCTTGAGGCGCTGGGCCTGGCGGATGGCCTGGGCACGGCGGCGGGTGAGGTCGCCGGTGGCGCCATCGGCCTGCTCTAGCTGGCGGGTCAGCTCCTGGACTTCACGCTGCTGGTCGGTGAGGGCGCGGGCGCTGTCCTCGCTTTGGCGCTTGAGGTCGCGAAAGCCCCGCAGCTCACGTTGGGCGCGTTCCAGCGTCTTGAGCTGGTCGCGGCTGGCCTTGAGGGCCTCGGCGGTGGCGCCGCTGCCCTGGGTGATCTTCTTCAGCGGGCCGGTGGCCCGATCCACTGCGTCGAGGATGACTTGCAGCTTGAGGTCTCGGGCCATCGGAGTTCCTTGCGGTGTGGTGGTGCTGGCGGCTTAGGTGTTGGAGCCGGCTCAACCTTTCCTTGGCTCGACGCGGCGGCGGGCCTGTTCCCGCCAGGACATCAGCTCTGCCAGGCCCATGGTGTCCATCTCCGGCGGGCCCCAGTGGAACACCATGGCGAGGTCCGCCATGGCGTCATCCACGCGCTCGGGCAGGGCTAGGCGCTCGCCTCGCGCGTCTTCCTCGGCACCAAAAAACCGGCAACGGTGCCCCCCAGCTGGACCAGGTCAGCGGGATCGAGATCGCGCACCTCGGCCTCGGTCAGCGCCGGTTCGGTGATGCGGGGCAGCACGGTGGTCAGGGCAGCGACCTGCATCTGCAGCAGGTCGGTGAGCGAGACGCCGCGCAGGGCGCCGGACTTGGGCTTGCGCACCTGGATCTCGGTGACGGTGGTCTTGCCGCGTGTGATCGGGGTGTCGAGCTCGACGGTCTCGGTGATCGGCTTGGGCAGCTCGGCGACGTTGGGGGGGTCGGTCATGGTGAGTCCTGTGGGTCTGAGTCAGGTGAAGGCCTACGCCGCCCAGGGGCGGCGCTGGGTTACAGGTTGAGGTTGGCGCGGCGCTGGGCGAGGCGGTCTACTCCGAACACGGTGAAGACGTAGCCCGGCACGTCGCGCTCGATGACGTTCTCGCCATCGATGACGAGCTTGTAATAGGTGAGGGTGGTGGTGATCTCCCAGTCGGACTTGTCACCCTTCTGGGCCTCGCCCATGGCGATGGTCTTGTGGCGGCCCCGGGCGACGATCTCGACCGGCACGGTTTCGCCGGTCTCGTCGCTTTCGTAGCTGCCGGTGAAGCGCAGCAGGGCGGCGTCATGGACGGGGGAGCCGAAGCTGTCGAACAGGCCATTGACCACCAGGCCACCGGTAGTCCAGGTCATCGTCATCAGCTCCTGGCCCATGTCGACCTCGACCGGGCCATCCATCCCGCCGCCCTCGTACTCGATCATGCGGCGGGCAAGCTCGGGGATGGTGACGGTGGGCACCTGGCCCTGCCAGTTGTGGCCGTCGCCGAACAGGTTGTAGTCCTTGAGGATCTTGGGAAGCATGGGGTTCTCCTAACAGGGCGTTTCGTTGATCCCGTCGATCAGGCGGCGGCGACGCGGTCGGCGAAGTCGATCAGGTAGCGGTCGGTGATTCGCTGCTGGAACATCAGGTTCTCCAGCGGCGGCACCGGGGTGTAGTCGTAGTCGATGTAAAGCTTGCCGGCCTTGAGCACCTCGGGGGTGTTGATCTCGGGGTCGAACCAGGCGACGCCGTCGATCAGGTAGCCCAGGCGCTTCCACTCGCGGAACTTGGCGTTGATGCCCTCGATGATGTCCTTCACCAGGCTCGGGTGCATCGGCAGATCCACCGCCCATAGATGGGCTTCGGCGATGGTGTCGGCGATGATCTGGGCGGTGCGGGTGTAGTTCTCGAAGGCGAACAGCGGATCCACCGAGCAGGTGCGCGAGCCCCAGAAGCGGTAGCCACCACGGTTGATCAGGGTGGTGACCTCGTGGCTGTTCAGATAGCCGGCGTCGGTGGCCGGATCTTGCAGGTCCCAAAACACATCGCGGCTGATACCGGTGACGCCATTGACCGGGATGTTCGAGAGCGTCTTGTGCCAGCCGAATTCGTTGTCCAGGCGTGCGCGCATGCCCATCGCCCGTGCCACGGCAGGGTGGTTGCGGGTGCTCTGGGTGGCGGTGTCCCAGCCGGTGAAGTCCGGCCAGATCACCATTACCTCGCGGGCACCGAAGTTCTCCCGGTACATGGCCGCCTCTTCCTTGGTGGTGCAGCCGAAGGCGGAGGCGTAGACGAAGGCACGCAGTTTCTGGGCGACGCCGATCAGCTCGCTGACAACGTCGGCATCATCAAGCTCCGGCACGCCGAGCACGCGGGGCTTGACGCCAAAGTGTTGTTCGGCGGCGAGCAGGGCCTGCAGGCCAAGCTTCTTGCCGCTGGCGTCCACGCCGCCGATGACGTTGCTCTTGGTCTCGTCGGCATCGCTGCCTTCGGCCACTCGCACGACCACCACCAGGGTCTTGGCCTGGTCGGCGATGGCATCGAGGGAGCGGGCGAGGGTGCCCTCAGCACCGGCCTTGCCCTGGGCGGCGAGGATGTCGGTGATCAGCACCGGCGTGTTGAGCGGGAAGGGCTCATCCTGGCCGCCGGTCAGGCTGGTGAAGGGCTTGGCGGATACGATGCCCGCGCCGCTGGAGCCCTCGGCTTCGGTGGCGGTGGCCAGGGCGCTAGCGGAGGCCTCGCCGTTGACCGCCGCGACCACCTCGCTGGCGGTGCTGGCCAGGTCGCCCTCGGCGTCAGTGGCGAGGCTGACGGTGATGTCGCTGCCGGCGACGCTGACGGCCAGCGCAGCTGAGGCGGTGCCCGGGTCGAGGTAGCGGACGCGGATGGCATTGCCGTCGGTACCAGCATTGGCGGCGGTGTAGATGATGCCGGTATTGGCCGCGGCAAAGTTGACGGTGGTGCTGGCGGCGACGCCGGGGGCGGCATCCGGCGCGGTGGCCACCAGGCCGATCACCGCTGTTGCAACGGTGCGGATCGGTCGGGTGCCCTCGTTGATCTCGACGACACGAATGCCGTGATGGTAGTCCTGGGCCATGGGTGGCGCTCCTGGCAAGTGAAAGCGGTTGGCAGTGCTGCGTGCCATCACTGTGCGTGGCGCACCCTAAAGGGTGAAGGCGCGGCTGTTGTACCGGCCCACCGGTACAAGAAAGCCCGCCGATGGGCGGGCTTAAGCGGGGCCTCTGGTGCTGTCGGTGGCGATCATGTCACCAGGTGATGGCTTCCAGAGCGTCGCGGTCCTCGGCTTCTAGGGCTGCCTTTATCTCGTCCTTGCGTGTCCAGCTATGCGCCAACAGTTGTTTCTTGAAGGCCTTCGCGGCGTCGGTGACGTCAATCATCTGCGCTGGCGTCATCGCATAGAGCGTATTCGACTGCGCTCTCAGTACCTGGCTGGCATCAGTCTCGCCGGCAGCGCGCAGGTCGCGAGCCTCGATCGCCAAGCCCAGCAGGTTGGGCTCGTCCTCGGGCCTCGTCTGAACGACGTCGTCGGTGCCGTCCGGCATGGTGTACAGCATGCCGGCATAAAGCGCCGCTGCGAGTCCTGCCTCGATGACCGCACGCTTGCGGTCGGCGAGGTCCTCGAGGGGCTCTGGCGGGGCCTCGGCTAGTGCATCCGCTGGCGGTTCGACGCCCAACTCTCTGATCTCGTGACGGCTGCTATCGGCTAGCCAATAGACATGGCCCCGCCAGTCGGCAACGACCTGCCAAGAGCCGTCGACAACCTTCGCCGCCTGATTCTCTCCAGTAGCCGGCGGTGCCTCGGTCATGGCATTGCCGGGCACCTTGGGCTGGCCACTCATGGGGTCGAGCGGGCAATTCCGGCCATCAGGATCGATGACGGTCTGGTCTGTTGGACTAATGTCCCAGATACGCATGGTCACGACCTCAAATCTTGGTCAGGTAAATAGCGGCGTTGTTTTTAGGTCGCGTTTCTGACCCGCCGCTATAACGGATTGCAGAGGATATACCCTGCCCTGAATACTTGTTCTGATCGTCAATCGTCACAGCGAGATACCCCCCAGTAGGATCAAATGAGGTGACGTTTCTCGCATCGTCCATCTGGTGACTATGCGACTTGAAGTCATCCCCTTGAAACGATGATAGAGAACGCCCTGAGTCGATGCCGCGGCCGTTATCCCAGCCGCGCTTAAAGATGCCTCGATCGTCGGGGAGGTTGAACGTTGTCGACCCATCTCCGGCGCCGTGCGTAATGCCTAAAACGTTAAAAATACGACGATAGTCGCTACGACTGATCGCGGCTCCGTCGTTCTCTATATAGCCCTCTGGCAGAACCTCCGATCGCCACTCAACAACTGTTCCCGGCCGCACACCGTGCCATTCCATCCAGATATGTGGACGGTTGCCTACATCAATGGGGTCGACCCCCTCTACGGTTCCGACCTGGTCACGATCGTAGAACTCGTAGAACTGGCCATCGCTGCCGCGCGTCACCTCGCCAGTGGTGTAGGTACGGCCTGCGTCATAACTCATGAACTGTATGGCGCTACTTTCCGGGCGCTCTACCCATTTTGACCACGCGCCATTGTAATAGGACCTCTCATAAACTTTTGGCACGAGAACTCCGCCTTTACGGACGAAGTTAAGCCGCTGAAAAACCCTGTTGGATGATTCATGAAACAAGCTGATTATCACATTGACACTGCTGCTGGAATCAGGCCATCCATCCAGCGTTGATACTGAGGAAAAGTAGTTCGAATAAATACCTGACTTAACGGCCTCTACATCATTCAAGTCGCTGCCATTCGGCCATGGGTAACCCGAGTAAGTGCCAATGCCAAATTGAGAAAAGGCCTCATGCGCTCGTTCCGGCGTCATGGCGCGAGTGTTGTCGCTGCCGGCCTTAGCCTGTGCGCTAGTGGCTCGCTGAATCATTCCTTGGGCCGATTCCGTGGCGGCCGGGTGATTACGACTTTGCTCATGCTTGTCGATCTCGCTATCGACATACTCGCGCGTAGCCAGCACCACCGAGGGGTCGACGCGCAGCGTCACCGCGGCGGTGTCGCTGACTTCCATCACCACGCGGATGGTCTGGGTACGGCTGGAGCCTTCGGCCAGTACCGGCTTGTAGGTCTCCGGCAGGTTACCGGTGGCGATGAGGTCGCCGGCGGTGTCGAACACGCCGACCTCGCGGATGGTCCAGCCGCCGACATCGGGCGGAAGCACCTGCTCGATGACGATCCAGGTGGGGTTGTCGTCATCGGTCTGCACGGCGTTGATCGGTGCGCGGCGGACTTCATTGACCAGGGTGGTGGCACTTGAGTTCGGGGTAACGGGGTTGCCGCCACCGTCGCCCACGGCCATCTGGGTGATCTCGATCTGGGTGCCGAGGGCCACGGCGTTGGCGATCTTGGCCTGACCGGTATCGGTGAGCAGGGTGTAGAACTGGGGCATGGATCGGGCTCCTGATGTTCGGCCTTAGAGTGGGAAAACGGTGGCGCTGTCGATGGTGTGGACGGCGGCGCCAACGAAAAATTGACTGCTGGTCTCGATGTCGCCGGGGGCGAACGGGTAGACCTCGGTCACGTCGCCGTCGTAGATGGCCGCGCCCACGTGGATAAGGCCACGGCTCTCGCCGGCGATATCCAGGCCGATGACGTGACGCGTCAGTGGCTTGGCGTCGTCGATCAGCCGCTCGAGCTCCTGGTACATGCCATCGGTGATGCCGGTGTCGAGCACGCCGATACGTAGGGCGAAGGTGCCGGGGATTCCCTCGGGGCTGGTCTCCCACCACTCCACGACCTCGAGCAGGTAGCCCAGCGGTTCCACGACACGGCGTAGGGCCGAGATGGTGCCCTTCTTGCGGTGGACGTAGAACGCCTGGGCGATGACGCCGCGCTTGGTGGCCTCTGCCCAGGTCGGGTCCCAGCGGTCGACGCTGAAGGCCCAGGCCAGGTAGGGCAGCAGGTGGGCGGGGCAGGTCTCGGGGCGCCACAGGTCGCGCAGTGGCACCGGCACACGCTGGATCTCGGCGAGCGCCTCGGCGGCGGCACGCTCCAGGGCTGTGCCGTTGGAGGGCAGCAGGTGGCGGATACGCTCGGCGCTACTCATCGCTGCCTCCGATGGTCACGCTTGTCCCGGTGCAGTGGGCGGCCTCGGTGACGTCGAGTACCACGTCGGTCGCCGGCGCGGTGAGTTCCACCCGCTGCACACCCTCGACGTGAAGCGCCGCGTGCAGCGCGGAGCGCCGAATGTCGCGGCCCAGGCGGCGCTGTTCACCGATGTAGCTAGCCAGGGCCGCCTCGGCGGCGGCCAGGATGGGCTCCTGCTCGGGGCCTGGATAGACGTAGATGGTGGCATCGACGCTGTAGTCGACGATGGTCGCCGACTGCACCGTGAGGCGGTCACCCACCGGGCGGATATCCTCGGCGGACAGGGCGGCGTCGACCAGGTCGATCAGTTCCTGACTGGCGGTGCCATTACCTTCGGACGACAGCAGGGTGACGATGGCCACCGCTGGGCTCGGACTGGTGGCCCTGGCATCCATCACCCGGCCATCGGCGGACAGGGCATGGAACTCGTAGGCGCCACGGGGACCGGCGACGCTGAGCCCTTCATAGGCCCGCTGGGCGCGCAGGCGTAGTTGATCGTCGCCTTCCAGCACGGCGGCCACCGGTGGTGTGGCGTTCGGATCACCGGGGCTGACCACCAGGCGCTCCACCTCGAAGTTGGCGGCGATCTGCTCGAGGTCGTTGCCTCTGGCGTAGGCCAGCATCACCGCCTTGGCCGCCTCATTGACTCGCTGTCGCCAGATCATCTCGCGGTAGGCGTTTTCCTCCAGCAACTTGGTCAGCGGCTCACTCTCGAGTGCCAGGATGGCCTCTACCTCGGCGCGGCGCTCATCGCCAACCATCTCGAGCAGGGCAGCGGTTCGCTCGGCCAGGATGGCCTCGAAGTCCAGCGCCTCGACGACCTGGGGTGCGGGTAGCTGGGAGAGATCGATAGTGCTCATGCCAGCGGCACCTCCAGGTTGACGGGCTCGCCTTCGCGGGTCTGGGCCTCGAGGTCGAGCACGACTCGCCCAGGACTGGTGGTGCTGACGCTCGTGCGTACCGCCGTGACACGCAGTCGCGGCTCCCAGCGCAGCAGCGCCATCACCGTGGCGGCGTAGACCTGGAGCAGGGTGGCATCTGTCAGCGGGCGGTCGATCATCTCAGGCAGCAATGAGCCGTAGTCGCGGCGCATGACCCGGGAGCCCAGCGGGGTGGTCAGGATATCGGTGACGCTTTGGCGCAGATGGGCGAGGTAGTCGAGCCGGCGGCCGGTGGTGGCGTCCATCATGTCGGCACTCCTGTGTTGCTGGGCCCAGACTCCACGCCACCATGGCGATGGGTGTCGCCGATGTTCTTGCCGTTGTGGGTCACGCCGTCCCCCGCGATGGTCAAGCGTCCGTTGAGCGTCACGTTGGCGTTGATGGTCACGCCACCGGGGGCGGTGATGGTGGCACTACCGGGCAGGTCAGCGTTCAGGTGGCGGTTGGCGTGGTCGTATTCCAGCACGGCGCCGTCCGGCATCACGCGCCGCCACAGGCCTGCGTTGTCTGACGGTGCGGCGTGCTTTTGCGAGAAGATGCCGGTCAGCACAACGCCGGCAGACGGATCACCGCCGGGGGAGAACAGCACCACCTGCTCGCCGGTGGTGGGCGGGTCCCAGTCCCGGGTGGTACCAGCGCGGCCTTCGATCCAGGGCAGCCAGGCGGTGAGCAGCTCGCCGCTCTTCACCCGGACCCGGGCACGGGAATGATCCACCTCGGCGATGGTGCCAAAGCGGATCAGGTTATGGATCAGGCGCAGCAGCTCGGCGGCACCGTGCAGGGGTTGATGTCTCATGCGGCCATTTTCGGCAGGGGGCTTGTGGCGAGACCAGCGGCGGGCGTTGTCCCGGGTGCCCGGGACAATCATTCGCGGGTGAGGTGCTCGAGTACCGTGGCCTGAATCAGGTCCCGGTCGGCGTCGCTGAAGCCGATCAGGCGCCGCTGGGTGTAGGTCACGCGGGGGCCGTCACGGTCTACATTGACGCGAAGCCCGTCCTGATGGACCCGAGCGATACGGGCCACGCGACCGACGAAACTCACCTCGGCGGTGTCACCTTGGGCACGGGCCTTGAGGTACTTGGCGGTGCGTATCTTGGCGAACATGGTGCGGCGACGGATGGCGCCCTGTTGGGAGCGCCGCTGTGGCTTGCGTGGCGCGTAGGGGGAGCCGTCAGGATTCTGCTGGGCCTTGATGCGTTCGCGCTGGGAACGCCTCAGCGCCTGGGCCACTCGACGCGCCAGGGCGCGGCGCTCCTTCGAGCTGAGGTTATCGAGCAGTGGAGTGACCCAGTCTTCCAGCGCCTGGAGGTCGTCGGTCATGCCGTTCGTCCTCAATCCGATGACCACTCGGCGGCCAACTGGTAGTCCTGGTCGCTTGGCCCCTTGATGTTCATCTGCCAGGCGTTCGCCGGGCAGGGATCAATCGGGTATTCGGGCATGCGGTGCTCGACGTTGATATGGCCCGCGTCGCAGTCCACCAGAGCCACCACCCGCTCGGTGAGCTGGACGGTCAAGGCCAGATCCCAGCGCTTGTTGTCGAGAATCTCGGCGTCGATGGTGACGGCCTCGTCAGGGTCGAGGTCCGGCTGGTAGCGGGACAGCCATTGGAGCAGGGGGATCATGACGGTGTCCAGGGTGCCGCTGTAGTCGGTGATGACCAACTGGGCGGGGACTCGGTACTCGTGGCTTAGGTGCTGGCCACGATGGAAAGCCACCCTGCCGTCTTGGATAAAGGTCAGCAGCTTGTCGGGATTGCGCTTGAGCTCGGCGACGGCGCCGATCAGGTGGTCGCGTAGCGAGATGAGCTTGTTCATCGTGTGGCGATCTCGTCGAGCAGGCGACCGCGTGGGCCGCGCAGGGTGCCGATGATCTTCTCGCCGCTGCGCCCGGCGATGTAGCCGCCGACCCCCAGGGTCATCAGATTCCACAGGGCGTCGGGTAGCTCGAGCTGAAGGCCGACACCGAACATAGCGCCGAGGTAAGGCGCGATCAGGTAGTTGTTGCCGACGATGGCCACGATGACCGTCATCAAGAGGGGACGCCAGTTGCGTTGCAGCCAGCTTTCCCCGGTGGCTTCGGCCAGGATGACCTTCATGCTGGCCTGCAGCGCGGCGTCCTGTTGGTCGATCAGACGGCGCTGGATCTCGGCCTTCAAGCGGTTGGCCTGGTCCTTGTCCTCCACGGCCTGATCGATGACGTCGAAGATGGGGCCGGCCACGGTAGTGAGGATGTTGCCGATCAGGTTCATGCGGCGATCTCCAGTTGCTGGTTGTAACGCCGATAGGAGGCGGCGAGCCGGGTGTCGTAGTCGTTGCGCTCGAAGGCGGGGCCGTTATAGCGGCGGGCGAAGTCGCGCCAGTCGAGCCGCTTCAGTGCTCGGTGCAGGCCCGGGTCCACCTCGATAAAGCGCACAAAAGCATCGAGCTGCGCCGCCTCGTCACGTTGCATGGCGAGGACGAAGGCCTCGATGCTCTCGTAGCCCAACACCTGCCAGTGGAAGCCCATGATCTGGAACAGTCCCCAGGAGGCGGCCTCCCAGGCGCTGGCGACGTGGATGGCGTGGGCGCGGTCGAGGCGCTTGTGCTCGCGAATACCGCCGACATAGCCGCCGGCCTTGTCGTTGACGATGTCGGGCTGGCTTTTCTGGTAGGGCACCGGGTTGATGCCATGGTGGATCAGTCGTCGGCGCATGATGTGCCGCTCGAACAGGATTACCGGCTCGCCGGTGGGGTGGAAGCCGCGGCCCCGGGATTCGACCTCGTTGACGGCCATGACGGCGGCGAGATCTACGCCGAGCCGGTTGGCGGCTGTCACCAGATCGCTTTGTGTCAGGGCAAGTGGGTCCGGTCGCCCCTTGAGCGCTTGAACGGTCTTGGGGCCGGCGATGCCGTCGACGACCAGACTGCGCTGTCGCTGGAAGGTTCGCACAGCGGCCTCGGTGTCGTCACCGAACCAGCCATCCACGTCGATGTCCTGCCCGGCACGCCGCAGGCCCTGTTGCAGGGCTTCAACCCGGTAGCCGGTGTCCCCTAGCCGAAGAAGCATTACAGTCTCCTCAGTTTGATGACCTGGGCGACGTTGCCCCGAGCACGCCATACCAGCCATGCCAACACCGCCATGACGAGAGCAATGCCCCAGCCAGCGGGGTAGCCACTTTGGGTCAGAATGCGAATGGCCACTGTTCCGGTGCCAGCGATCAGAAGCCAAGCAGTGCAGGAGTAGCCCAGCCGGTAGCGAGCACCACGCCGACGGAAGGTGAGTAATCTGGTGCAGATCAACAGAGCGCAGAGCAGGGTGACGAGCGTGGAGGTGGTCACTTTCGGCCTCCCAGTAGCGACTTGATGTCGAGTGTCTTGACCCCTTCGATAGCACGCAGGCCTGCGGTCACCGCTGTCGCACTGGCGATGAATGCAGACACTGCGCTGTGTGGCACCCACTGGCCCAGTACCGGGGGGCCGCCGAGATAGCCGATCAGCAAGCTGATCATCAGATAGATCAGGCGAATGATGATCGGGAGATCTTTGGCGCTGATCACGAATAGTGTGGCGCCGCAGAAGGCACCGATGACGGCATTGGCGTCGACGCCGGGTAACCATCCGATCAAGGCGGCAAGTCCTGTGGCGGTGGCGACGGCGGTGGCAGTGCTTGGTTCGGCCATGGGTTCCTCGTGAGTGTCATCGCCAGAGCTGCAGAGTGTCGGCCCGAAGCGGGGCGGCCTGTCGTTCGTTGGGCAGGGTGATCAGTAGGCCCTGAGGCAGCAGGGGGCCGAGTTCCGCTAGCCCCTGGTTGAGCTCCAGGGTCTGCTCGGTGACGCTGCCTGTGCGTCCGAGTATGCGATAGCACAGGCCATCCAGCGTCTCGTCCTGCAGAGTGCGCACCTTGGGCATCAGATCAGTTCCACCGTGGTGTGCGCCTTGCCGAGGATCTCGCTGACCGCCCAGCGCGCATCGCGGCGGTAGTCGTCGGCGGCCAGGTCCTTGGCCTCGCCGCGCTCGTCGCCCTCACCGGTGGCGCTGTGGTCGCGGTATCGCTCCATCAGCGAGGCCGTGGCGGTGGCGTAGACCGCCCGGCGGTAGAGCAGGGCGTAGTTGTCCGGAGGCATCCAGCC